TTGCGCACAGTGCAGAGACGTATATCACCAGCGTTGACTCGAACCGCAGCCATGGCATCGCGCCAGACATTGTGTTCATTGACATAATTATCTGTAGGCGTGGGTGGCACAGTGTCGCTGGTGGTTTGATTAGTCTGCGCAACAAAATTTGCACTCAGAGTGTTGTCCCAGCTCTGTGGGCGTCCCAGCACCATGTAGATGCTGTCTATGGCAAATCTGGTGGCAAATCCGCTGGCAGCGGCTACACGAAATTTGCTGGTTACTATGGCCATGTTGAATCCTTGAAAATTATTGTTTATTTATCGGTTTAGCTAACGCCTATCACAGTAATATTTAAAAAGTCCAGACTACCTGTATTCCAGGTACTGCTGACGCTGTCCGCGACCTTGACGTAGATGGTCATGCTGGTGGCTGAACTGCTGCCCAGCACTGCAGAAAATCTACTGTAGGCACCAGGACGTCCTATGTTGCTGGGTGTCCAGTTCCATACTGCGGTTCCTGTGGTATCGCCATGCGATACAACATTGGTGCTGGTGATGCTGTTGCTGCTGTTCAGATACACAGATTTGGCATACATCAGACTGCGACCCACAGCAATGTCTCGATGATTGCGCTGTGTTTCATCGTTGAAATTTGCAATAAACGTGCCTGTGGATGACACTGTGATGTTGAGCGCATTGTAGGTTTCTATGCTGATGTCAACGTTCAGGTCCTTGATCCAGGTCACCAACAATATTACGCTGCTGCCTGCGCTGAGACTAATGCTGGTATTGCGAATCACTGAACTGGATGCCAAAGTCAATGCCGAAGTATTGTGATATAATTCACGAACCAACGCGTAATTCACACCCACATCCTGCACCACCAGAGTGTCATCGTTGGTGATGTTGGCACCAAACTTATCAAAACTTGCACCGCCAGGGTTGGCCAGCTGACGGCCCGTGGCACCCACGCTTACGCGTTTAAACGCTTCGCCTGTGGCTCCGGAAATTGCCGCGGTAACTGCATTGCTGCTGGCCACCAGCACTGTATCTGATACTATTTCAACAATGCTGAATACCTGACCATTGACCAACAAATAACCAGTACGTCGATCGTTGTAGTCATATTCAGTGACTTCTTCGGTGATGGTGGTGATGGCTGTGGCGCCCGTGGTTACCACCGAAGATGCCAGGAACTTGGTGCCTGTGCCTGTGATGACGATCTGACTGCTGGGCGCAGGGAAACGCGACACCATGCTGGTATCCCAGAAATTCGCAGTAATTATACTGCCAGTGACCAGTATGGTGGTATCGTTAACTACACGCACCACAGTGAAGCTGCTGTTGCCTATGGTCACAGTAAGACGATTTAGATCTATACCGTAGTTGTTGCCCAGATAGTCTGTACCAGGCAGACCCGAGCTGACCCAGGTGGTGTTGGCGGTGAAATTGCTGCCATCGTGATATCCTGATATGGCATAGCCTTCGATGCCGGTTTCGCGGCGCGCAAATGTCGCTGTTTTGTTGGTTATGTTGGTGTAGATGCCACCACCGCTCACAGTAATGGTGGTGTTGTTGGCAATGCCCACCACAGTAAATCTACGATCTGCCAACAACGTACTGGCCGTGGTCAGTGAAGCCACTGGCGGTAGATATCGTGAACTTGCCTGAGACAATGCGCGCAAACTTAGACCAGTATCAGAGATTACGCTGTTGATGGCAAACACTCGGGTACTGTAACCACTGCCCTGGGTAGTCCAGTTTCGATTGCTGGTGCTGCTCCAGGCCGCGGTTACAGTAAGCGTGGTTTGATTGACAATGTTGTTGATGGTGCGTGTTTCCACCATGTACACTGGTATGTTGGTGAGTGCTGCACTGTAGATACCATAGCTGGTGACCGCACTGGTATACCAATTGTTGATGCTGTCAACATAGGGCACCGAAGTCACTGTGGATACTGGTCGCAGCACCAGATAGGCATCACCATTGAAGGAACGTAGTCTGGGGTTTTCTGCAACATAGAAATCTTCCAGCACCGCTGTGCCAGTCTTGGTGGTGCGATTGGGTATGCGCACCACGCTGCCGCTGCCTAGCTGCAGACGATTGCCAGCAAAATACAGCGCTGTGTTACTGCTGTTGCTGCCCGTAGCAGTCATGGTTGACGACATAGCCCAGTAGGTCAGCAGATAATTGCTAAGACTGGTGTTGCTGTTGGTGCCTGTGCCGGTGAAACTTTTCTGCCAGATCAGCCAGCTCAGTGACGTATCTGATGCCGTGGTTATTGTAGCACTTTTTCCGACCACACCACCATAACTAAAGCCAGTGCTGCTGCCACCATAAAATAAAGTACTGTATCGAGTCCAGCCCAGTGTGCTGGGACTGACACCGTTGGTGGGTGGCTGTGGATTATCGCCGAGCTGATACCAAAGTTCCAGATCCTGACCTGCGGTTGTTCGATTCAATGTACTATAGTAGGGAACGTTGGTGTTGGTCGACGTGTTGTTGCCTGTACCCACTAAAAATCTTATGTTAGTGACATGAGTTCTGCCAAAGGTAGGTACGCTCTGCACAAATCTGCTGTGTGTGCTGGCACTGCTGCCATAGGCAAACATCAGTCCCGCAGTTGATGTTATATAATAGGTGTAATTAGTGTAAAAATTAGAGGTTCGGTTGTAACAATAGGTAGCAACCTGCGATGTTATTGATATACAGGGATTGGGGTTGGTGTTGTTGGCCGTGGCATTGTAACCATCCTGTGGAAATCTGGCCAGCAGACCTGTGCTGGTATCGCAGGCCCGTGATCCAGGCACAAATCCACCTGCAGGATAATTGGTGCTGTCGATGCCCAGTTCCAGGAATGTGCTGACACTGCTGGCCGTGGCTATGGTAGATGATGTACGCCACTGAGTATGTGCGCGCAGCAACACCAGACCGCTGGTCTGTGGTATGGGCGCATCTAACTGAGAACTCGGCGGAATTTTCGTAAATGACACCGTGGCAGTTGAACTGCTTGGAATTGATGCACCGGGCCAGACCAGCGAAGACGGAGCCGAAGTTACTGGTGCTTCACCCCATTCCCAGTTAGGATTGTAGTTTGTACCACTGGTGGCGCCATATGGTTTAAAGTTTGGTGTAGGAAAGGTACTGGGTGTATATGCATCAAGAGTGCCCAGTCGATTTTTCGTCAAACCTGTGCGCAGTATGTAGGGGCTGGCGCTGTTTTCTGGAAAACTCATTTCCCATTTCATTCCACCGCGTGGAGAATTGTTCTGAATATCCAAACCACTAATCTCAGCCGCATAATTAGTTCCACCCGTGATTTTCACCATACCCGAAGTAACTGCTGCATATATCGAAGCACCACTGCTGTCTGTTACATAGTCAGCAAACTGAGTATATGCGCCACTGTAGGTGGCAAAATTGCCGCCGCCAGTGCCGCTTTCGCCCCATTGTATTGTGCTGACACCTATGCTGCCCAGGTTTGGATAGGTATTGGCCGTGGTCTGTGCAGGATGTCCAAAATTTACATAAATTGAACCAGGATATGCTTCGGGAAATTCTAGTTCCCAGATTACACGCACCAAGGCTCCGCTCTGATGATCGCCTTCAAAACGCACAACAAATGTGCGTTCAGGCGCTGTACCAAAGGTATTGTAATATACTGCACTCACCGACGTAACATTGTAGTAAATATATGTGTTAACATAACCAGCTATGTTGGCGTAGTTGCACAAATCCAGATGTGGTATTATGCCAGATAGGTAACCACTGCGAGTTATGGTCTGCGAACTGTCGTAGGCTATCCAGTTTCCAAAAGCCACACGACTATTGTGTGATACGTAGATTTTACTGTACGATGTACCGCCAAAGTATACGCCCCAGGGCGTGGTGATTTCATAGTATCCATTGGTGGTGGTGCCGCTGGTGCGAGACTTGGCTGCTCCCAAAGTACCACCGCCGGCCGCGCCCGCTGTGCCTCGCAGAGTCATGGCAGTACTATAACCTATTGTTGTCCCGGGATCTACGGTGGCGCGACCATAAGTACCATTGTAGTGTATGGTGAAATAACGATTAGGCGCAGACCCCTGAGTTCCCCAGTGCACTGATGCCAGATTGTTAAGATAATTTGGGTATACACCAACATAGGGTCCGGTAAATGGTCTGAACTTCGCGAACGTGTCAGTTGAACTATAGTGTGAGGGTGCACTGGTGCCACTGGCTATGAATCCACTGGCATGTACATAGAGCGTATTGGTGGATGTTGTTAAAAACTGCACAGGAAACGGTGTGGGTATGTCGATGCGCCAGGCACGATCTGTGCCATAGGCTCCTTGAGCTGTAGCGTTTATTGACGAAGCGTTGCTGGTGGTTGCGCTATAGGTTAAAGTGGTGCCAGATATTGTAGTTAATACATAACTACCGCCAAGTGCAACTCCACCAGGAATAACTTCATAGGTAGACGTGGCAATACCAGGAACTGAACTAACCTGAGTAAACAGGCCCCGCAGTGGTTTGATTACCGTCAGTGTAGATGTTGAAAGCTGATTGATTTCTGTGAACAGAGAATTCACACCTACTACGCTGGTGCTGCCGCTGGTGAAGGTAAAATCACCAGTGAGTATGTAATTGTCTAGATACAGCAAAGGTTCAGGCTGCCCTGACTCCACAATAGGTGCTGTGGTTTCTGTGCTGACCAGCAGATCAGATCTGAACCGTGTTCCAATGCCACTGACATACAACAGATATTCTGGCGCCACGGGTGTCTGTGACGCTATGGTTGCAGTACCAGTTACAGCCAACTGACGTATGGTCAGCACCGAAGTATTGTATTCGTAGATGGGGTTCAGTCCCACATCCTGACCTGTAACACGTCGCCAGACATTGTTGGGTTCAATCTCTGCTGCAAACAGTGTTGATACACCGGTAAGAGTAATAGTAGAACTAACATCTACAGTAGCAGCACTGATGGTACCGGTAATGCTGGTCACTGGCATGCTGTAACTTACAATATCTCGATTAGTAGTTGTTACACTGGTGGTTATATTGACGCTCACAGTTCCAGTAATGCTGGTATAGGTTATGGTTTCTTCTAAAACCTCGCCAGTGTCGGTGATGCCCTGCAGTGCAAAAGTAACGTTCTCGCCGCCATAGATATACCCTGCATCATAGGAAACAACCGTGGTGCCAGCAGTAACCAAGTTGGTGGCACTGGTACCGGTTCTGCCATAGCCCAGACGATCCCAGGTATATCCTGGAACAAGATAAAAACTGTTGGATGAAGAAAATAAACTGACCTGCGATTCCAATGCTGTAGATCTTACAAACTGTGTCGCAGAACTCACTGACATGCTGGTGCTGTTGTCCAGCAAAATTTCTCCAAATAGATTACGACCACTGGGGTGCAGCTGTTCCAGCACAGCATCCTGCCAGCGACTTAAATCAATGCGGGTACGCACAACATAGCTGAATTTTTGCCAGTAGAAACTATCCTGTATGACCTGGTCGGCACTCAGCAGACTATCAGTACCACGCTGACGTCCTGGTAATACCTGCAGTTCTTTGGTGTTCTGCACCACAATCTGGCTGCTGACATCGTTGACAAAATCATGGTATACTGCAGTAATGGTTTCAGAGCTGCTGAAGGTTCCAGACAAAGTTCGATTCTGCAGTCTGAGATCCCAGGCTCCGTAGCTGTTCACAACTTCTTCTACCACGGCTGTGGCATTGCTGCTGGTACCAGTAATCTCCACAGCCGTTAAATGTCTGGGATCACCAGTAACAGCATTGACGCGCAAAATTTTTTCAATATACCAATCAGCATTGGAAGTTTTGAACAGCTGGTTACCAGGCAATGCAATGCTGATTTCATCGTCAAAGAATGCACGGAAAAAATAACGAAAACTTTCTTCGCTGCCCTTGCTTAAATAGAAATCTCTGAAATGTTTGATCAGTATGCTGCGATCCAGCGCAGCAGTCTGCGGCAGATGCGGAGCATACATGGTCAGGAACTTTGTAGCCAGGCTGGTAGCTGCAGTATCAATATCAGCATCGAGCTGCAGATTTTGAATAACATCCTGTGCATTGCCTGCCTGTTCCAACCATTCAAAATACTTGGTGACAAAAATAACAAACAACGGATAAAATTCCTGCACATAGTCAGGAATTTGATCTGGCAATAGATCAGTAATTTTTTTATTTAGACTCATGTATTTGTTCCTATGGTATTGACAACAATACCATTGACAAGATTGGCTATAGTATCGGTTGTAGAATCATCTAACAGCAATACTTCGTTGTAGGTTGGCACCACATCGTCATCATCTTCTTGTTGGTCAATGCTGATTCTGACATTGTTCACGGTTCCAACATAGCCCAATACGATCATGTTGGTTATGTTGACTACACCGGTGGCATAGTTTACTGAACCAATGTTGGTCTCAACCAAACTACCGTCTGACATGCTAACCAATCTTAAAGTTCCAGTTCCTGATGCCGTGGGAGGCATGGTGTCAGGCAAGTCGCGTACTTCAACAGTATATATTACACCTTCTCGGCTGGTTACAAATCTGGAACTTCTTACGCTGCCTGGTACAATTTTTACTGGATACTGTAGTGAACCTGTGAAGATTGTATCATTGATGTTGGCGACAATGCGTTTCTGCAGGCTTTTGTTGATGTTTACACTTAGAATACTGTCATCAAGATTCATGATCTGTTCATGCAGCTGCGATTCATAGTATGTCTTGTTGAACTGACGCAGGCTGGATTCCACAAAACTGGATACCTTGTCATTGACCAACGAACTAATCTGCTGTGCACTGCGATTGGTGCCAGCTGTGGTGAATCTCACCAGGATATCAAAAGCCAGATAGGTATATTCTGGATCAACAAAGGCATGTCGCATGGTGACCAGACTATGTGGTCTCAGTATGTCGCGTATGATGCGAGTCTTTTCATCGGCAGTAAGAACATAACCAGCCTTGGGAGCGATACTGATATAGACAATGCCGTATTCTGGTGGATCGTTTTTCTCACCACCCCAGACGTTCACACTGCGAGCCGCAGGCAACTGACGCAGAATTAAATCAATGTAGTCCTGATCGGTCACAGCACGATTCTGCGATGTATAGGCAGTCAGTGCATTGAATCTGATGTCGTCTGCAGACTCTCGATCGCTGCCACCCACGGGTTTACTGATGGTGGAAATACTTCTATCGCCCGAGGATTCTCCGGCTATGGTGTTGGTGGTCCAGGTCAGAGTTAAATTTCCAGCTATGTTGCCGGCCGCGCCGTCGCTGGTGATGTAGGAAATTCTGACAATATCACCAGCACCCAGATTACGACCAATTACACCATCGCCAAAATAAATCTGATAAAATCCTTCGGTGTTTTCTTCCAAGAAAAATACATTGCTGTCTGCACCAATGTTGACTACATTGTCCACCAGAGTGTAGCTTTGACTGTAACTGCTGGTACCAGCATACTGTACTGCGACCTGTATGGTGCGAGTATCAACATTCTGATTGGGTATGACAAATTTATTGGCTGGTGAGTTACCAGTGCCAGCAGTGTAGAAATATTCTAACTGACGACCCTGATATATTTTAACTTTTTCAAAGGTATAGGCTCCATCCACTGGAGTAGTCACATAGGCATCAACATTGTAGAATGACAATGTAGTACCATCAACTATGGTGTTGAACAGTTTATATCTGTCCAGCGTAAGGAAATTTGGTGCGCCTGGAACATTCTGCAGTGTAATGTTGATCAGGGCTTCAGAACTGCGCACACTGCGTGGAGTATAACCCAGCTGTTTGGCCAGGCTTACTACACTGCTGCGTTTGATGGCAGTGTCCATGAACATTTCATTGCTCACCATGTTGGCCAACACAGCATTGTAGTGTGTGTTGTAGGCCAGCAGATCCAGCAACACGCTCAAATTACTGGCATCAAAATCATAGTCAGTAAAGGCAGTCTGGGATCTCAAAAATGTCTTGAGATTGTCCTTGATGGTATCAAAATCTAATTCGGTTACTCTGATGTTGGCCATTATCGTACTCGGGTAAATGTTGTTGTGAAGACCCCAGGCTGATTGGTGTTGCGTATCTTATACTCTATCTGTATGAACATTTCATTACGATCTGTAGAACTAATCTGTACATCGGTCAGTTCTACACGAGGTTCAAATTTAGTTATGGCATCACGTATGGCTCGTTCAGCTATGATTCTGTTGACAAAATCATTGGGCTCAAACAGCATGTTGTGAATCTGACACCCCAGTTCAGGAGCAAAAGGTCGTTCATAATGACGTGTGTGGATCAGATTGCGCAGAGCTCCGCGTATGGCGTTGTCGTCAGTCTTGCTGGCAACATCGCGAGTACGCGGCGTAATGGCAAAGGCAGCGTCTAGGTCAGTAAAGGTTCGGGCTCGTCGGGTCATTTTATTATTTATCCTCCGCAGAACACATTGGGCGAACCTTCTGCCACAGCAGTGCAGGCGCTGATGGCGTCACCGATGCGTCCTGCGCCCCGACCATTGACTCGCACTGTAGCAGACCCTGCGGCTATGGGTGCAGCGTGTGATGGGCAGGGAGCGCCTGGTAAAAGATGAGGGTCATTGTTGTCGCCCTGACGACTCCAGGGAATACCATTGACCCGTACATTGGGTGAGCCCTGAGCTCGATGTGGGACCGAACAATGAAGTAAATCGGCGTCGCCTATTCTGGTGGCAGCTGGCATGATTGTGTCCTGTTATCGTTGACTTCGTTCGCGTCGCATGAGTTCCTGAAATCTGGGCAACCAGCTTTCAATCTCGTCATGTTGTTCTGCAGTATGTGGTGGTTCGGGAAAATATGGTTTAAACTTGATGACATGATCAAATTTTTCAGGTATATCTTCCCAGCGTTCATAGCTACGCTGTTCTCCGTTGACTATGAGTACAAATTCTGATTTCATGGTCGGCTCAGATCGCAGAGATAAAGTTTTAACTGACCATCTGGACCGCGTGCAATAGTGTGATCCATGAAGGTAGCCACCTTGGGATAACCGTTGCGACCTTCTATGGGTCGATTGCCACGGGGATTAAAACTGGCATGCACCCAGCCCTGATAAACGCCACCAAAGGTTCCATATTCCAGCAGCAGCTGATCATAGGCTACATTGTCACGAATCCACAGAGCAGCATCATACAGTGCTGCTGCAGCCAGGCCTCCGCCAAACTGCATGTCTGCGGCCAGACCCATGCCATGCTGTGCTTCGGCTGGTCCAAATCTCAGACTGCTGGTCAGTGTCATCTGCGGAAAACGTTTCTTGATAGGCTCCAGTACATTGACACAGAGTCCACGCAGATTGTCCAGCAGTTCAGCCTTGGTTAATCCATTGGCACTGCGCTGACTAGAAGACCAGAATGCAATATTCTGTGGTCCTGACGAATTGCCAGCCTTGACAACATCACCCAGTCTGAAGTTAGCACTGAGCTGTATACTCATGGGCGTTTCTTTGTAGTCAACAAATTCACCAAGTTTGTAGGGCGTGGGCGCGACAATTCTGGGTTTGTTGGTGTCAGAACGTTTGCAGCCAGCCTGAGCAATCTGCTTGCCACGATCAACATCTTCCTGTGCTTTTTTACCGCTTTCTACATCTTTTTCCTG